AGAAACCCCCAAGGTTTTTACCCAGGAGGAACTGGATGCGGTTGTCAGTAAGCGACTTGCAAGAGAGCAACGCAAGTGGGAACGTGAGCAGCGGGCAGTGCCAGTTGCACCGCCAGTGCCGACTGACCCCGTCGCGCCCGAGCAGTTTGCTACCACCGAAGCGTATGTAGATGCTTTGGCGGGCCAGAAGGCCCAGCAGATGGTCGAGCAACAACGGAATCAGCAGCAGCAGCAAGAGTTGTTGGCGACGTATCACGACAAGGAAGAGGAAGCGCGGAGTAAGTACGAAGACTTCGAACAGGTCGCGTACAATCCCAAGCTATCGATTACTACCGTGATGGCGCAAGCAATTCAAGCATCGGATAACGGCCCGGATGTAGCGTATTTTCTGGGCACGAACCCGAAAGAAGCCGCTCGTATTGCCAATTTGCAGCCGTTTTTGCAAGCGAAAGAGATAGGGCGGTTGGAGGCCAAGTTGGCTTCTGAACCGGTAACAAAGAGAACCTCAAACGCACCAGCGCCGATTTCGCCTGTTAACCCCAGAAATGGGGGTTCTAACAGTTTCGACACGACTGACCCACGGTCTATCAAGGCCATGAGTACCAGTCAGTGGATCGAAGCTGAAAGACAACGACAGATGAAAAAGCTGGAGGCCAAGAGCATCCGCTAATTACTTTTTGGAGTCTAAATCATGGCTAATAGCCTGCTTACGATCGACATGATCACCCGCAAGTCTCTTGAGATCCTCGAGAACAACCTGGTGCTTTCCCGCAACGTCAACAAAGAGTACGACGACAGCTTCGCAGTCGAGGGCGCCAAGATTGGCTCCACGCTGCGTATTCGTCTGCCCGACCGTGCGCTGGTGACAGACGGTGCCGCCCTGCAAGTTCAGGACGACAACGAGCAGTACACCACGCTGGCGGTTTCCAGCCAGAAGCACATCGGCATCAACTTCACCTCTGCTGAACTGACCATGCAGTTGGATGATTTTGCCGAACGTGTTCTCAAGCCGCGTATTAGCCAACTGGCGTCCAGTGTAGACGCTGACGTTGCCAACTCGTACAAGGCCATTTTCAACACTGTTGGCACTCCGGGCACCACGCCGGCTACCGCGCTGGTTCTGCTGCAAGCGCAACAGAAGTTGAACGAGTCGGCAACGCCTATGTCGCCGCGGTACGCAACCGTCAACCCTGCGGCTAACGCGGGGCTGGTCAACGGTTTGTCTGGTTTCTTCAACCCAACGGGCACGATTTCCCGTCAGTTCAAGACCGGCATGATGGGCGAAGGTGTTCTTGGCTACGACGAGATGAATATGTCTCAGTCGATTGTCAACCACACTACGGGCAGCCGCGCAGGAACCATTCTGGTGAACGAAACGGTTGCCACCCAAGGGCAAGCTACTATTACCCTTGATGGCCTTACCTCAACCACCACAGTAACTGTGGGCGATGTGTTTACTATAGCTGGCGTGTATGCGGTCAACCCGCAAACCCGTCTTAGCACGGGTAGCCTGCAACAGTTTGTGGTGACCGCAGCGCAAACGGCGTCCGGTGGCGACATGGCGAATATGGCTATCTCGCCGCCCATGTACACGGCAACAAACGCGCTGGCAACCATTGATGCGTTCCCCGCTAACAACGCTGCGGTTACGTTTGTTGGAACCGCGTCTACCGTGTACCCGCAGAACTTGGTCTATCACAAGAATGCGATCACGCTGGCTACGGCTGACCTTCTGTTGCCGCAGGGCGTGGATATGGCTTCGCGCCAAGTCCACAATGGCATCTCCATGCGGATCGTGCGTCAGTACGACATCAACAACGACCGGATGCCTTGCCGTGTCGATGTGCTGTATGGTTTCAGCACCATTCGCGCACCGATGGCCTGCCGGATCTGGGGCTAACCAAACTGCCCCCGCCTGGCGCGGGGGCAACTCAACATTTCAGGAGAAACAATCATGGCTCTTCCCTCAGTTGGTGGTGGCTATCAGTTTACTGATGGCAATACGAATGAATTGGAAATTGAAGTTCAAGCAGCACCGCAAACGGCAACGTCAACCGCAACTCTGACGGTCGCACAAACCCTTGGCGGTCTCTTGGTGGTCGATCCGACCACTACGGCCTCAACCCTCACCCTGCCTACGGCAACGGCGATCGATGCCGTGATGACCAACATGAAAACCAACAGCACGTTCAAGCTGACGGTAATCAATCTTGGCACCAGCACCGGTCTCGTCACGATAGCGGTTGGCACCGGCATTACTGCCGTGGGTAACCTCGTTGTGGCTATCACCGGCAGCGCGGCGGGTGTGGGCGGCGCGGCTCAGTTCCTGTTCCGCAAAACCGGCACTGCGGCGTACTCGGTCTATCGGGTAGCTTAGGCAACACCCCGCCCTCTAGTCATAGGGGGCGGGATTTAAAGGAATATCATGGTCATCTACCTGCGGCACTCTCTTCACGGCACTAAAGTCGCCATCGCGGAGGCCGAAGCTGATGCCGATGAGAAGAACGGTTGGGAACGGTACGACGCAGGCGCGCTGCTGACGCCTGGCGAACCCGTTTTGAACGAACTGGCTAAACCCCGGGGGCGTCCTCGTAAGGAGTCTGTCGCGTGAGTACAACTGCGGGTGATCAGATCAATGGTGCGCTGCGCCTGATAGGCCAACTGGCTGAAGGCGAAACGCCGTCCAGTGAAACGTCAGCCGATGCGCTGATGGCAATGAACCAGATGCTGGATAGTTGGTCGTCTGAGCGCCTGTCGGTGTTCTCCACGCAAGACCAAGTCTTTACCTGGCCCACCGCCACCGCGTCCCGAACGCTTGGCCCTACGGGCGATTTTGTGGGCAACCGTCCGGTATTGGTGGACGACTCGACCTATTTCCGCGATACATCCAACAACATCAGCTTTGGCATCAAGCTAATCAACCAGCAGCAATACAACGGCATTGCGGTCAAGACGGTCACTTCAACCTATCCGCAAGTCATGTTCGTAAACATGACTATGCCAAACATAGAAATGACTGTGTACCCGGTGCCAACCAAAGCGTTGCAATGGCACATCATCAGCGTCAATGAACTAGTGGAACCCGCTACTCTAGCGACGGTGTTGGTCATCCCGCCGGGCTATCTGCGCGCGTTTCGGTTCAATCTGGCGTGTGAGATCGCCGCTGAGTTTGGGGTGGAACCGCCGGCCTCGGTGCAGCGGATTGCCATGACCAGCAAACGCAACATCAAGCGGATTAATAACCCGGATGATGTGATGAGTCTGCCGTACAGCATCGTGGCCACGCGCCAAAGGTTTAATATATTTGCCGGGAATTACTAAGTGAAGACGCCAATTCTTGGCGGCGCCTATGTGGCTCGGTCAATCAATGCGGCCAACAACCGCATGATCAATCTTTTCCCCGAGGCGGTGCCGGAAGGCAGCGGTGGCAAGGAGGCCGGGTTCCTATCCCGCTGCCCCGGCCTGTCGCTCCTCCAGACGGTAGGCACCGGCCCCATCAGGGCACTGTGGGCGCACCAGACCAATGGCTCGGACTTCTATGTGGTGTCGGGCAGCAGCGTCTATAAGCTGACTGGCGTAAACGCTACGCCAATACTACTGGGCACCGTGACGGGCACGGGGCCGGTGTCCATTGCAGACAACGGTACCCAGATCTTCTTTGCCTGTAACCCGGATAGTTACATCTACAACGAAACCACCAACGTATTTGCCCAAATTACAGACCCGGACTTCCCGGGTGCTGTGACGGTGCAGTACTTGGACGGGTACTTCGTATTCAATGAACCCGATAGCCAGTTGCTGTGGATTACTTCGCTGCTGGACGGCACGTCAATCGATCCACTGGACTTTGCCAGCGCAGAAGGTTCTCCCGATGGCATCGTAGCCATTGCGGTCACGCACCGGGAACTGTGGGTGTTTGGCTCGGATTCGGTTGAGGTCTGGTACGACGCGGGCACCGCTGACTTTCCTCTGGCGCGGATCTCGGGCGCGTTCAACGATATTGGCTGCGTGGCTCCATACTCGGTAGCCAAACTGGACAACACCTTGTACTGGCTCGGCACCGACGCTCGGGGCCAAGGCATCGTCTACCGGGCTAATGGCTACACGGGCGCGCGGGTGTCCACCCACGCCATTGAGTACGCCATTCAAAGCTACAGCACCATCTCGGATGCGGTGGCCTACACCTACCAGCAAGACGGTCACGCCTTCTATGTGATCTCGTTCCCGACCGCGGGCAAGACGTGGTGCTACGATGTGGCCACCAATCTGTGGCATGAGCGCGCAGGGTTCACCAACGGTCAATTCACCCGCCACCGCAGCAACTGCCAGTGCAACTTTGGCGGCACGATCATCGTGGGCGACTACTCGGATGGGCGCATCTATTCGTTTGACTTGGATGTGTACGCGGATGACGACCAGGTGCAGAAATACCTGCGGTCGTGGCGGGCGATTCCCTCGGGGCAGAACAACCTGAACCGCACGGCGCAACACAGTCTGCAACTGGACTGCGAGTCTGGCGTGGGCTTGAACACCGGCCAAGGCAGCGATCCGCAAGTGCTGCTGCGCTGGTCGGACGATGGCGGGCACACTTGGTCTAACTACCACTCTCGGTCGCTGGGTGCTATTGGTGCAACCGGCCAACGGGTGTTCTGGCGTCGGTTGGGCATGACCTTGAAGCTGCGCGACCGGGTGTACGAGGTCAGCGGCACCGACCCCACCAAGATCACCATTGTGGGGGCTGAACTCCACGCGTCTGCTACCAAATCCTGATGGCCGATACCAACATCACCAATATCCCCGCGCCCCGGGTGCCGTTCATTGATGAACGCACAGGGACAATCTCGCGGGAGTGGTATCGGTTTCTGTTCAACATCTTTGGGCTGACCGGCGGCGGCACCAACGTCACCAGCCTGACGGATCTCCAGTACGCCCCGGCCACGGTGCTGACGGGCGCAAATGGTACGGTGACGGGCGTAACCGCCACCTCGCCGGTGGTCAGTTCCGGGGGGGTTGCGCCCAACATCTCCATGCCAGCCGCCACCACGTCCGTCAACGGTTATCTGACCAGCACCGATTGGACTACGTTCAACAACAAGGGTTCCGGTACGGTGACTGCGGTTTCGGTAGCTTCGGCCAACGGTTTGGCCGGCACCAGTTCGGGCGGTGCAACGCCAGCACTGACGCTATCCACCAGCATCACCGGCGTGTTAAAAGGCAACGGAACGGCCATTAGCGCGGCCACCAGCGGGACGGATTACGCTCCAGCAACCAGCGGAAGCAGCATTCTGTATGGCAACTCCGCGGGGGGTTTTTCCAATGTCACTATTGGAACGGGCGTTGCATTTGCCGCGGGGACGTTATCGGCAACAGGTTCTGGCGGCACGGTCACCACTGTCGGCTTTACCGGTGGCATCATTACGGTCGCCAACCCGACCACGACCCCGGCGTTTACCGTGGCCGGCACCTCGGGCGGCATTCCGTATTTCTCCAATGCGTCTACCTGGGCGTCTTCCGCCGCCTTGGGGGCCAACGCCTTGGTGGTCGGCGGCGGGGCGGGGGCTACCCCAGCGACCTTAGCTTCCACCGGCACCACAACCACGGTGTTGCACGGAAATGCTGCCGGATTGCCGACGTTCGGCGCAGTTAGCCTGACCGCCGATGTAACGGGCAATCTGCCGGTCACCAACCTGAACTCGGGCACCGGGGCGTCGGCCTCGACCTACTGGCGGGGCGATGCGACGTGGGCCGCCGTGGTGTCGGGCGCGTCCATCAGCAACGACACCGCCACGGCCACGAACCTGTACCCGTTGTTTGCGGATGCAACCACGGGTACGCCGACGACCATCTACACCAGCAACGCCAACTACCTGTACAAACCCTCCACGGGCGAATTGGCGGCAAAAGTGCTGAACGCTACCAATGGACTGGTGGTGAATGCCCAGACGATTGGCACCAGTTATACCTTGGCGGCGGGCAACTCCGCAACGAGCGCGGGGCCGGTTACCCTATCCAGTGGGGTTGCGGTCACGGTGTCCGGCACTAGCCGCTGGGTCATTCTTTAAGGACACGACATGGCTATTACCCCAGCAGTACTCTGTGAATTGCAACTTGTCGCCGGCGTGGGAGTGGTGTATACCTCCACAAGCGTGACGACTTTGATTGATAAGTGTACACTGTGCAATACCACAGGTGGAGCGGTTACAGTGACTCTTTATCTGGTTCCTTCAGGCGGTGCGGTTTCGGCCCCTTACACCATCATTTCCGGGCGATCCATCGCTGCCGGCGAGACATACCTTTGCCCTGAAGTTGTCGGGCACATTTTGGAATCTGGCGATACCTTGCGAGGCTCGGGGCTGGATGTCACCTTGCGCGCCAGTGGCCGCCAAGTTTCGGGGGTGTAATTATGGCAATCGTAGAAACTGAAATTGAAGGCCAAAGGGTCTACATAGACACGGAAACGGGTCAACCTGCCCAAGCGCCCGTCAACACCTACGGTGGGTCGGTTCAGTACCAGCCGACTTCGTACCAAGGGGTTGAGGGGCAGACACTCAGCGGTAATGCGGCGGGCATGATAGCCGGATACCCCGCGTCATCGTACTTGCAGCGCCCGTCGACTACCGGAAAATATGCCCCAGAGGTGTTTAACCCGGCCACGGGCCAATTCGAAGAAGGCTACCGCGTCCCGTTTGAGATAGCCGGAATGCTGCCGATGTTGCCCAAGAGCGTTGCCATGGGGATGGGCGGCACGCCAATAACCGCACCCCCGCCCGATTCGTTTATGGACAAACTTGGCTCGGCTATGCCGCTGCTCATTGGTGGGTTTGCTGGAGCCGCCGCCGGCGGCCTGGGTGCTGCCGGCGGTGCAAACAACAACGCGTTGAACGCGGCGCTTACCGAAGGGTATAACTCTGGAACGGCCATTGGCGCAAGCGGTGCCGGGACGCAATTTGCCGGG